TGAAACAACGGGTACTGACCCCGAAGGAGAAACCTACACCACTTGGAACTCCGAGCTGGTTACGGCAGTAGTTGAGTTGGGCTACCTCTGCACCGAATGGGGTACGGATGCCGAAGGCAACCAAGTGTGTGAGGTAACGTCACCAAAGTACGCAGTTGACATCCTATGGGCTAACGAGCCTATGGTTGCTTCGTTTGCTGCTTATGTCGTATGGCCTTCGCCTTGCGGAGTGCATATCTTCGCAGGATGGGAATCAGCATACGAGTCAGAGTACTGCGTTGCTAACCCCGATGCAGCGTATTGCCAACCTCCAGTACCTCCAGTAGATGAAATTCTTGCATAACCTTTTCGGAGTTGGCGATGAGGTCAGCAGTAAGCGAGTAATCGGAGTGCTTGGTGCATTGACTTTGTTTGTTACAATGTTTGTCAACTCATTCTTTGACCATAACATTGCCCCAAGCAAAGAGTTGGTTGATGCGGTTCAGTACATTACAATCGCAATGTTCGGCTTCACATCCATTGACAAGTTCGCCAAGAAATGAAGATGCCCGTAAACTTTGAGCAGTTCCAAAAGAACCCTACCGCAGCCATTGCGTTTATTGCACTTGCAGCAGTAGGATATTTGTACATTGACCAGAAAATGAGCAACGGAAAAACCGATGAGCGTTGCCAGACAAGAGTTGGCGAGCTTGAGGTGAAGGTAGAAAAATACACCGAACACGTCAGACGGCTTGATTCAGCGTTAGCCTATACGAGTGCTAAAAACGAAATGCTAATTCAAACACGATGAAAGCCACAAAAATTGCAGTAGTCCTACTTATTGTTTTAATCATTGCAGGAATACTCAGCGCACAAAAGCCCAAACAACGTGAGGTGCTGGACATTGATTTGATAATTGAGAAGTCCAACAAGACAATGCAAAAAGCGGCATCCGTATCAAAGAATGCAGACAACCTAATCGTTGCGGAGGTCAAAGAAATGAAGGCCACAATCACAACTTTGGAAGAAGAAAAGGTAGCCCTCGTTGAACAAGTTAAAACAATGCAAGATGAAATCGTTGCTATTAGCGTGCAGCCTACTGCTTTGCCATTCAATGTACTCGCAATCCTACCCGATTCTACGGGTGGAGGGAAGTGATACTTTGGTGATTATGACAAAGGCGCAAGCAAGCGCAATGAATGTTAAGTTTTTACAGATGAAACAAAGCATTGATACGTTAGGCAGGGATTATGGCGATTTAAAGGCCATTGCAGACTCCCTAGCGACTTTATACACACGAAGTGAGGCAACCCTTCAAAGGGAGAAACAAAACGCATTAGAAGCCAAAAAACAAAACAACGCTGAACTTCTGGCAAGAACTCTGTTTTTGACTTGGGTTTGTTTTATTCTTACAATTAGCAATGGCTAAAGTTCAATCCGCAACTCGTCACGTAAGTAAAAGCAAGAAACGAGGTAAGCATTCTAAAAGTGCATCAAGCAACAAGGCAAGCAAGAATTACAAGAAACCATATAACTCACAAGGAAAATGATACTAAGCGAAAATTTCACACTGGAAGAATTTATTTACAGTCCAACGGCAATTAAGCAAGGCATTGATAACACTCCAACTGCAGAACACATTGAGAGCATTAAAGCTTTGGTAACAAATGTTATTCAGCCTATCCGTCACTTCCTGCGTCAGCCTTTAAAAATCAATAGTGGTTATCGTCATCCAATCTTAAACGAAAAGATTGGTGGAGCGCATACTATCCAGAACGGAAAGAAAGTACCAACCAGTCAGCACTGCAAAGGAGAAGCTGCTGACCTTTATTGCGCTGGTCGTAACGCTGATATTTTTCGCTACATCAAGGCCAATTTAGATTTTGATCAGCTTATCTGGGAATTTGGTACAGACTCGGAGCCAGCTTGGGTTCACGTATCGTACGCCAAAAAGAATCGCAAGCAAATGCTAAAAGCCGTCAAGGAAGGTGGCAAGACTGTGTACAAGAAATTATGAAGTGGTGGATTCCTCTCTTTTTTGTAGTGGGCTGCGCTCCGCACAAACCAATTATAGAAAGGGTTGTGGAAAAGGACACGGTTATCGTTACAAGAGAGAGAATCCTCCACGATACTTTGGAAATTCGCAAGGATACCACCATCTATCAGGACTCCGTAATTGTTGAGTTGCGCTACGTAGATAACAAAATTATCGTTTCAGCAAAGTGCCCAGCGCAAGAAATAAAAGTAAGAACCAAGACGCTAATACTAAAGCCCAGAGAGACGTTCCGAGACCGATTAGAAAAAGGTCTTCTTTGGTTATTTGGCGTTGTCCTTATTATTTTGCTTGGCAAGAAACTACTTGAGAGGCTTTTCTAGGCCTTTTATTTGCCTCCTAACGGCTTTTCGTATCTTCGGTGGGGCGTTGCCCAGTTCACCTTGAGAAAGCCCGTTAGAAATGATAATTATAAAATTAGCCAAAGTTCCCAGTCTTAATCAATTTTACTCTGGAATGCATTGGAGTAAGAGAGATAAGATAACTAACTTACTTAAGTTAGATATACTAAGTCAACTAAGTAACTATACTAAAGTTAAGTATAATAAGATAAGTGTAACTCTTCGCTGCAACTATCGTTACGACATAGATAATTCTATTATGGCAGTTAAATTCACTTTAGATGTGTTCCGAAGGTGGGGTGGCGTAGAGGATGATAGTCCCAAGTATTTAGAGCAAGTAACCCTAATTGTTGATAAGTCCCTGTCCAGAGATACTGCCGTCGTTGAGATTGCTGAAAAAAAATAATTCTTTTTTTTTGGTAATTGGGATAATTTTTTTATTTTTGCTTAACCAAATTATGATAAACAAATGATAAACTTCTCTCAAGACACGATGCATCAACTGGTGCACATTCACGTTGAGCGTATCAACGCTCTGGAAAAAGCCTTAAAGGCAGCTAACAATCGCATTGAGCAGTTGGAGTGGGATTTGCATACGCAAAAAAGCTCTACCAACCTTGCGGTACTGGAGGCTGAAATAAGGACTATGGACTGGATAAACTCAAAACTCTAATGGCTAAGATTGCATCAGCAACCCCGAACGGAATGTGGAATGCGTTCCACAAGTTCTCTGTAACTCTGGATAACGGAGTATCTGGAATTGTTTACTCAAAGACTCCGCAGCTACGTTTCAACGTGGGCGATGAAGTCTCTGCCGAGGTAAACGATAAAGGTTCTATGAAACTTGACAAGCCTCAATACGGGGGCGGTAGTCAATCGTACGCTGCTCCTGCTGGGGGTGGTTCCAAAGATGAACTTATCGTTCGTCAGGTGGCCTTAAAAGCTGCCGTTGAGTATGGTTCCTCTAACGGGGCTGACCTTAATACGATTCTGCAATATGCCGAGTCTTTTAATTCTTGGGTAATGCAAAAGCCTCAAGCCGTTTCGTACGACAAGCACTTTGAACAAGATCCATTTTAGGAAAAAGCCTCGTTAACTCGGGGTTTTTTTTTAACATTGAATAATGGAACTTCTCTACACTAGCGAGGAGGCACTCTCCTACTTGGAAAAAGCCCGTAGTGGCAAAGTCAAGGAGGCCAGTCGCTTCGGTCATCCCGAGTTGGATGACTTCCTCAGATTCAAACAAGGCAACTTCATCGTGGTTACGGGTCACGCCAATGTCGGCAAGACCCACATCATAATGTACTCCTGCCTTCTTCACACAATGCGCAATGGCACTCGTTGGTTAATCTTTTCCAGCGAGAACGAAGTCGGCTCTTTGCAGCGAAAGCTCATAGAGTTCTATTGCTTCCAGCCAATCCGCAGTATAAATGACCAGAAATTCTACGAGGCTCACGCTTTTATTCTGGGGCATTTTCGCTTTGTCCGCACCGACAAGATGTACAACGTCTTTGACCTGCTGCAGGATGCTCAAAATGTTTACGATGAGCAGGCGTTTGACGGGTTTCTTATTGACCCGTATAATTCTCTGGCAGTTGACCGCAAAGCATTGGGTAACGTATCGGAACATCAGTACCACTACGAAGCCACAACTGCTCTTCGGGTATTCTGCAAGCAGAACAATGCTATGATTATAGTAAATACTCACCCGACCAGCGAAGCCTTGCGTAGAACGCACGCAAAAGGCCACGACTACGAGGGGCATCCAACGCCACCTATGGCTGCGGATGTAGAGGGCGGAGGCAAGTTTGTCAACCGTGCAGACGAGTTCTTTGTTATACATCGTTATACGCAACACGAGACGGACTGGATTTATACTGACATACACGTCAGGAAGGTCAAGGACATTGAAACGGGCGGACGCCCAACCCCTCTTCACTCGCCCATCCGTATTCGTTCCCTGACGAATAATGTGGGCTTTTCTATCGGATATAAAAACTTAATGCACGCAACAACCAATGACCCAGAACCATTTTAACGAGTTAATAATTATGGAGCGTCAACTGCGCCTCCACGCTATCCAAAATAAAATTGGCGAGTTCTATCTCCGCAGCAAACGTGAGGACTTGTTCACGTGGATTATAGACCTTGAGCGCATTCAAACTTGCCTGAACTACTATCGGGACTACGAACGAGACTCTAACAAACGCTTGGAAGATGTGGCTCTGGAAAATGCTCGGCTCAAGTATGAACTATCAGAGGTCAAGAAGTCTAACGCAGAAATGAATAAAATTATTGAGGGATGGGAGCAATTACTATAGGAGACCTTCTCGTCAGTAAAAAAACCCAAGACACTTACGAAGTTATTGACTATCAGTGGAGTTTTTGTAGCGTTTGCACAAAACTGCCTATGAACGAATACTGCGAGAAAAGCAAAGACCCAGCGTCAGCACACTACCGCAGGTACACACTCCGTAATACCAGAACGGGAAAAGAATTTAACATCGCTGGCTATCGTCTGGACGAGGCCGTTAATAAAAAAGAAATGATATGATTGTACTTGAACAAATCCGAAATGACCTGAATACAGAGTTTAATATTATGTTGCAGGGGCGTTGCCAAAGCGCATCACTTGTAATGCCTAGAAAGGCTTATATCAATGCCCTACGGCCTCATTTTACCTTGATGCAGATAGGCGGAGCTTTGAATAGAAACCATAGCACGATATATCAGCATAGCCAGATGCACGATGAATATATGCGTCAGGAACTTTACAAGAACGTATACCTGCGAACGCAGGAACTATACAGAAGGCATAGCCGAAAGGCCATTGATACCAGAAGCCTCTCCGAAATACTTACGGAGATGAAGAAGCAGATTGAATCGTTGGAGCAAGCTATTAATGAAATCAACATATAACCCCGATTGGTTCAGTAACGAAACCCGTAAAGAACATTGTCTCCGACTTAAAGAAGAGTCGGAGCAATTGTTTATATTCTTAACAGACGCCAGAGAATCTACGTTAGAAGAAGATAAGAGGCACATTGACTGCTTCTGGGAAGGGAAGAAGGTAGATGTCAAAGGCTACAAGCCAAGCCATAAGAATGGCTATGTGTTAGTGGAAGCTATAAACGGATATGGCTACGCTGGTTGGTGCTCAATACAAAGCGAAGCGCAGGTTATAGCGTTTCAGTTCTCCGACCACTTTATGATTATAGATAAGTTACTTCTAAGGGAATTAGTTCTACTACTATGCCCACTATACCACTCAACTAAAGTAATTAGGGCTAACTTTATTCAGCCACAAGATGGCCTCTATCAGTGGTGCGGAAGGGAAGGTCGTAAGGATGTATTTACCTATCTTACCGTAGGTGACTTGGAAGGCCTTGCCCCTGAATACCTTGACTATGACTTTGAGTAGTCTTGCTGAAACCAGCAATTAATACTTTTATCAAAAATAACGAGGATAAAGTGTTGTAACTTTTGGTAAAGTCAAATATTTTGTTTAACATTGCTTAACCAAATTACATAAAATGAATAAAAAACTGTCTGAATTGACCCTTGCTGAGGTGGGAATCTTGGCTCTGGGCTACTTTATTATTTGTGCTGGAGTGATTTTATTGCTCTCGCTTGAGTCAATCGTTAACGCCATTTTCTAATGAACTGGGAATATCCTGACGAGAACGATTACTGCGAGGACTGCGAAGGTCCTTTGACTAACAACAAGTGCGAAACCTGCACTTATGAATACGAAAACGATGAGCTTTAATCAATACAAATGGCTTGAAGAGCAGAAGCAATCTCTGCTTGAGTACTTGGCTAACGACCCTGATGCAACTTACGATGACCTGCACGAGCACCTTATGTCGGACATTGATAATGATTGCATTTACTACCATACCTGCTGGGACATCTGCAAGCAGATTGCACCTTGTAACGGCTGGGATGACTTGGAGTTTGCTCCAATAACTAACATATCTCAACTGGCTTACGCTGCGTTGCACGAGTATGCTACTGACAATCTTAACATTCAAGATATTCTTGATGGAAAAGGATAAAGAAACAATATACATTGAGTCTTGTGATATGCTATCATACGGCTACGATGGCGACCACCTTACAGTAATGCTTTGCTTTAATGGCTTTAGAGCTGGTGCTGATAGCATAGAAGAAGTTTTTATTGACTTCCCAATGCACGAAGATAATTATGACGCAATGAAATACTATTGCAGTAAGTACGAAGAATATATGATTAAAAAATTTGCTGAAAAATGAAATACGAAACCATCTCCCAACTGCTCCGACAACTGAAGTCGGCAGACATATCCGAATCAATCTTAAAAGACATAGAACTGATTGAGAAAGTCACCTTGCGTATGGCCTACCACGATGCTTTGCTTCGTGTGCCTTTTGACCAATGGTACGAATCAACATTTAAAACAGAATCAAAATGAAAATAACCCTACTTGACCAAACGGTCCACGATAAAGAAGTCCTTCTTAACCATATGCACGACCAAGAGTTCTACTACGGCTACTTGGGTAAAAATGCCCTTTCCAGCTCTTCGGTAGGATACCTGCTCCAGAGTCCAAAGGTTTACTCTGGCTTGACCAGAAACTTTGTAGAGTCCGACTCAACTGCTTTGCAGGTCGGTCAGTTTATCCACACTATGGTTCTTGAGCCACACACGTTCAGCGACCGATACGAGGTGGTTGAAGTTCAAAGCCGAGTAGCCAAAGCATTCAAGGAAACTAGGGATGCATCCAGCAAGACAGTTATTACCCGTAGGGAGTACGATGACAATATGCGTATTGTTGATGCTACGCTCCGCAACGAGCACGTTCTGACTATGATTGCAGACTGCGAGTTTGAGGTGCCAGAAATTGCAATGGTGGAGGGTTATCCTTTCCGTGCGAAGGCCGACATTCTTGACCTTCCTAATCTCTTTATGGCTGACCTGAAGACAACTCGTGAGGTTCGGGGATTTTCTCATAGCGCAGAACGCTATAATTATGACGTTCAGGCTTGGCTCTACACGCACATATTTGGCATTCCCCAGTCTAACTTCAAGTTTATTGTTATTGACAAGGAAAGCCTTGATGTAGGAATCTTTGACGTTTCTCCCACGTTCCTAAACAAAGGGTACAAAAAGGTAAAGGATGCGATTGGTCGCTATGAGACCTTTTTCAAGAACGGAGAAAGTCTTGACAATTACACTTTAAGAGGGATTCTGGAATGAGCCGTATTATTAAAATTCACGGAAGAACTGTGAAGTGGATAGAGGATAGCTGGTATAGGTGGGACTACAAAGGTCGCACCCTATACGGCACCTACGGAGAAATTGAGTATTACATCTATGATAGTCTCTCTAAAAAAGAGCGAATAGATGCTGATAGCGACCTTTAACACCAACGAGAAATGAGCAAGTACATCAGCGCAGCATTCTTTAGAGATGTAGTAAACCGACAACGCTATGGCGGTGAAGACAATAGTATAAGTTTTGACTATATGCTTGAACTAATTGAGCAAGAGGTAATAAAAAACTACAAAAATGAGAGCAAGGGTTAAGTACAACAAAACTGCAATGGAAGTTCTTTTGCACTTGACTGAGCTTGACCGAACTCTGGAAGAAGAATACAACCTTATCCAGACTAAGAAGTCAATTCTGAACTATCGCCAGAGAGACCACGTAATTAGCCAGATGACTCGCTGCACCGAGTAACATTATTTTCCGAAGGGGCTTTGCAGAGCCCTTTTTTATTATGAAGAACAGAGAACAATTTATGCGAATTGCGATGGCGAGGCTTAGGCCTCTCTATCCATTTTATCCTCAAAGGCTTGCAGTTGCATCAAGGCTTTGGCGTAAGTACCTTGAGCGCAGTGAAGAAGCACACTAAAATTTACCTAACATCAATGGGTTATGATACCACAGACTGGATTCCCTGCGAGGTGTGCGGAAGCAAAGCGGTAGACATTCACCATATTGAAGCCAGAGGAATGGGCGGAAGCAAGACGGCTGACCGAATAGAAAACCTGATGGCGTTGTGCCGTAAGTGCCACAACCAGTACGGGGACATCAAGGAACACAAGGAGTGGCTTCAGAACATTCATAACGTAAACTATTTATCCAAGCAATGATACCAAAGAAGATTCACCAGATATACTTCCCGTGGAACGGGCCATTGGAAAACATACCCATCTTTGTGGAGAGCATCAGAACAATGAAGGAAATACACCCCGACTGGGAGTATAAATTGTGGGGGGCGGAAGATGCCCTCGCTTTGGTAAAAGAACATCGCCCTGACCTTCTGGACTTCTACCAGAGCCTTAGGTACAACATTCAGAGGGTTGACTTTACCAAGTTCCTAGTTCTCTATGTTCACGGAGGTTTCTACTGCGACTTGGACTCTCACTGCATCCAGTCTTTTGAGCCTTTGCGAGAGCAACGCTTTGTTCTTCACACCTTGCATCATTTAATCCCAAACCACCACGAGTTTGTTCAGAACGACTTTATGGGAACAGAGGCAGGCCTGAAGCTTTGGGAGATAATTTTTGAGGAACTAATTGAGAACTATGCCGAGAAGAGCGCAAACAAAATCTACAACGAGTGGAAAGGTCGGTTTGTTTTGCAGACAACTGGACCCGCATTCCTTTCTCGTGTGGTTAAGAAAGTGCTACCAAAGTACAAACCGATGAACGTGGCGTGGACAAAGTGGCACAACGACAACTGGGAGACAGTTCCCAGAGAAAAGTTCTACTACGAGTCCTATCAAACTGCCAGCTGGGCACTTGATGTAAGCCCTAATTTAAAACCCAACAAACTATTTAAGAAAAATGAAAACTGAGATTGTTCCTATTAACACGGTGAAACTCGCACCGAACAACCCTAGAGTAATTAAGAACGATAAGTTCAAAAAACTTGTTAGCAGCATCAAGGAGTTCCCAGAGATGCTCAAGCTGCGACCAATTGTTGTAGATAATGATATGATGGTGCTTGGTGGCAATATGCGCCTTCGTGCTTGTCGTGAGGCAGGGCTTACTGAAGTTCCCGTTATTCTTGCTACGGACTTAACGGAAGAACAAAAGAAGGAGTTTGTTATCAAAGACAATTCATCATTCGGTGAGTGGGATTGGGACGTTCTTGCGAACGAGTGGAGCATAGAGGAACTGGTTGACTGGGGCTTGGATATCCCTGCATCATACTTTGATGATGATAAGGAGCCAGAATTTGATAAGGATGAGTTGGATGAAGCCCTTGACAAGTACATCAATTCCAAAGTAAAACAGATAACTTTGTACTTTGACAACCAACAATACGAGTACGTTATTGGAAAGCTGGAGGAGATTGCCAAAGAGAAAGAACTGGAAAGCAACACTGACGTAATTATTTACCTACTTGAAACCCTTAGCAGTAATACCCAGTAAACAGAGGCCTGAGTTATTTCAGAAAGTCTGTCGTGCTTTTGTTGATAGTTTGGGTATTGATACCCTGCTTGTTTTAGAGGAAGATGACTACGACAAGTACGACTACCCCAACAAACTAAAACTAGAGCGCAGCAACGCTGGGATATGGTACGCCCTGACGGAGGCCAAGCGTTACGCAGAAGAGAACGGCTATGACGTAATATTCAAGATTGACGATGACGTATCTGCAGTAGGTGAGATAGCCAGCGACCTAACGGAGATTCTGTCTTACTTCAAATCTTACCCTAATCTTGGAGCCGTTGTGTTCCCGTATGACTTTGAGTTCTACGCTAAAAGCAAGCGACTATTTACGCACGTAAACAAACGAGTGCAAACCTGCTATTTGATACGCACTAGTTCGTTCCGCCCACGTGAGGAGATAAACACATTTGAGGACTTTTACCAGTTTTTCCAGATGGTTCACAATAATGAGTTTACCTTGTTCTGCGCTCGGCACCCAATCAAATGCAAGCCCGTAGGAAGTGGGGCTGGAGGCCATCAGGCTTTTGACCGAAAGGAACAAGCCCAAAAAGAAATTGCCGTGTTCCAATCAACAGACCCAACCGTTGGCATAATTGTTAAGGAAGATAAGCGATGGTACTATGAGCCAAAACTTATAGGTGAGCAATACAAATCAAAGAAACTAAAATGATACGCCTTGACTTAGAGAGACTGCCAGTAGATAAAGGCAAGTTCAAGAAACGAACCGCACTCCGCAGTGATGTAACAAACCTTATAAAAGAGGACTGCATTATCTACGTAGATAACGTGCCCGTTGTTCTGTACAAAAAACTACAGACAGATACTTCGGCATTACGCTGGGCAGTAAAGAGTCAAAAATACTCAACGGGTAAAAGAAGCAGAGGGCTTGAGTCAACATCCGCTATCTTCGGGTTCTCTCCACGAGTAGCAATGCGCCACGACTATTGTACCGTAACGTCAATGGCTCACAACTACCCGAAGCAGCACCACGTAATTACGGACTTCGCCAAAGAACTTGTAGGCTATTACAGAGAACACTTTCCAGAGCAGTATGAATACCACAATGCAGTAGTAGAGGAGCGAGTAATGCAGGACTGGAAGATAGGAGGCTCTCCATTTACTAGCGGGATTGTAAACAGAAACAACCAACTGAAATACCACTTTGACGCAGGGAACTTTAAAAGCGTTCTGTCTAATATGGTTGTGTTTAAGAAAGACATTGAGGGAGGGCATTTAATAATCCCAGAATTTGACCTTGCTCTGGAAGTAGAAGATAATACCATAACAATTTTCAACGGGCAGGATATTCTTCACGGAGTATCAAGCATTGAATACAAAAACGATTCGGCATACCGATACTCATTAGTCTACTACTCCCTTGAGCAAATGTGGAAGTGCGAACCTTTGGGAGAAGAAATCAAACGCATCCGCAAGGTGAAAACTGAACGAGAAAAGAAACGCCTTGACCCTGATCATCTGGCTTCACTTGACAAAAGAAGGCAGGAACTAAAGACTCAAAGCGACAACGAACTTATAAAGAACAAAATAAGAAATGCTGACAAAAACTGACATACAGAAAAAAGCAATGACTGAAGCCCTTGAGAAATCTTTGGGAATTGTAACGGCTGCTTGCAAGACAGTGGGCATTGCCAGACAGACTCACTACGAGTGGTACAAGGAAGATGAGAACTACCGCAGTCAAGTGGAATCAATTGCCGATATGACTCTTGACTTCGCAGAGAGCCAACTGCACAAGCAGATAAAGGATGGCAACTCCACCGCTACTATCTTCTTTCTAAAAACTAAAGGCAAGCATCGTGGCTATGTTGAGCGTCAGGAAATACAAACAACCAGCGACAACTTATTCAATGTAAGAATTATTGAGACTGATTGAAACAAATAAGGTGTACAAGCACCTTTTGCGCTCCTCTAAGCGCATAACGGTGCAACAAGGGGGCACCCGTTCGGGTAAAACCTATAACATCATCTTGTGGCTTATTTTTCATTACTCGGTAAACAATAAGGGCTCGGTTATAACAATCTGTCGTAAGACGTTCCCCTCGCTTCGTGCTTCCGTAATGAGGGACTTTTTTCAAATACTACGGGAACACAACATTTACCTTGAGGAGTTTCACAACAAGTCAAGTAACGAATACCACCTGAATGGGAACTTGGTTGAGTTCATCAGCCTTGACCAACCCCAGAAGATTCGTGGACGGAAGCGTAACCTACTTTTTATTAACGAGGCTAATGAACTCTACTACGAGGACTGGCAGCAGCTTATCTTCCGTACGGAGGGAAAGGTAATTATTGACTACAACCCTTCGGAGACTTTTCACTGGATATACGATAAGGTAATCCCTCGTGATGATTGCGACTTCTATCAGACTACCTACCTTGATAACCCGTTCTTAAATGAAACTATTGTTTCGGAAATTGAACGCCTTAAGGATACGGATAATGATTACTGGCGAATCTATGGACTTGGTGAGCGAGGAACAAATCGGGCTGCCGTGTTCCAATATCAAATTGTAGATGAAGTGCCAGAGGATGCCGACTTGGTTTCTACGGGACTTGACTTCGGTTTCACCAACGACCCTACTGCCATTGTCCGCATTTACAAAAAGGGAGACAACTTGTATGTAAAAGAGCTGCTCTACAAAACCAATCTTACCAATACGGATATTAGCGAATGTTTACGTGGACTTGGCTTTTCTCGGCAAGATGAGATATGGGCAGACTCCGCAGAACCAAAGTCTATTGAGGAACTGCACCGAATGGGCTGGAACATAAAACCAGCCGTAAAGGGAGCCGACTCGGTAATGGCTGGCATTGACGTACTGAAACGCCACCGAATACATTTGATGCGCTCGGACTTGAACGTAATCAAAGAGTTCCAGAACTACAAGTGGATGGATGATAAGAACGGCAACCTACTTAACCGACCCGTTGATGCTTTCAACCACGCAATAGATGCGACCAGATACGCTACATTTAATCGGTTGTCAAGACCAAACTATGGTAGATACGCAATACGATGAACGTGCTGGAACTTCTCTCAACCCGTCACAAGGATTGGTGCCGAATGGTGCAGTCCTTTGGGTGCCCCAGTCATATGGTGGAGGATATCGTTCAGGAGATGTACCTTCGGATGCACAAGTACGTAAGCGAGCCAGAGAAGATTATGTACAAGAACGAGGTGAACACTTTGTTTGTTTACATAGCTTTAAAGAATATGTATGCTGACTACGCCAAAAGCAGGTCAAGATTCCAGACTACCGACCGCATTCCAGAGATGGTGGACGAGGGAAGTGCAGAGGAACAAGAAGAAGCAATGCAGGTATTGGTTCACTCAATCTGGACAGAGGTTAAGACGTGGAACTGGTACGATGAAAAGCTGATGACTATTTACATAAAGCAGGAGATGTCAATGAGGGAACTCTCCGATGAAACTAAAATTTCCCTCAGTTCAATTTTTAACACACTCAAGAATGGAAAGCAACGAATCAAAACAAACTGTAAAAAAGCCTACAAATCGTGGAAGGAAACGGGGTCTCGGTGATACTATTGAAGCCATTACAGAGGCTACTGGCATCAAAGCAGCCGTTGATTGGTTCTCGGAAGTAACGGGTATTGACTGCGGATGCGAAGCAAGGAAGCAGAAACTAAATGAAATGTTTAGCTACAAAAAGGTAGAGTGCTTGAGCAAAGAGGAGTACGAATGGATTGGGCAGTTCCTTGCCTTGAATACCAGCCGACTTGACGCTCCGCAGCAACTGATGATTGCAACTATCCACGCACGGATATTTAACCATACGTTTTATCAGCCCTGCACCTGCAGTCCAAAGAATTGGCAGCAATACATCAACGACCTAAGGAAGGTCTGGCTTGAGTACAATCCTCAACAACTATAGTTATTTAAAAGTGAAAATTAAGGTAAACATACCCGACTCTCTGGCGGACATTACGCTTGGTCAATACCAGAAATGGCTGACCATAACTGGCGATGATGAGTTTCGTTCTTTGAAGTTGATTGAGATTATGTGCAACATCCCTTTGAGCGATGTGGCAAAGTTGCGCTACACGTCCGTAAATGAGATTGCAGAGGCCGTTGGCCAACTCTTTAAAGAAAAGACACCACACAAGCTAAGAACTACCTTAAACGGGTTGGAATTTGGCTTTATCCCAAACCTTGACGAAATGTCGCTGGGAGAATACACGGACTTGGAAGAAAACATAGCCGACTGGCAGCAAATGCACAAAGCGATGTCTGTTCTTTTTAGACCCGTTAAGTCCAAGTACAAGCAATTGTACAACATTGAGGACTACGAGGGAACTGCTAAATTTGCAGAGCGTATGAAGCAACTCCCAATGGATGTAGTATTTGGTGCCGTAAATTTTATTTATCGTTTAGGAACAGAATTGTGCAAGGATACCCTGACATCTATGGTGATGGAGGGTCAGACGAGCTCTCTTCGTTGGGAGCGTTCTCTAAACGATGGGGATGGTACCATCTCTACTACACCCTTGCCTCTGGAGATGTTACTAGGTTTGAAGCAGTTAGCAAACTTAACGTCCACTTTGCTTTTACCCACGCCAGTTACGAAAAGCACAAGTCGGAAGTTGAGCGTGCCCAATTAGAAAAGTATAAAAGATGAGAAACCTATATTTAATTCTGGAAAAAGTTAACGAGTACTTATCTGCTCACCCGTTGATTAACAACGTATCGTTCGGAGACATTGATGACATTGACTTGCGTAAGCAAACTATATTCCCTCTGGCTCACGTCATAGTTAGAGATGCCCAGTTTCAGGGACAATACTTTAACACGGTTGTTTTTACTCTGGATATTCTGGTTATGGATATTGTAGACGTAGATAAGAACGACATACGCACAGAGGCTGACCCTTTCTACGGGCAGGACAACCTGCAAGATGTTTTGAATAGCACGTTGGTAGTTCTGAATAGCCTAACTCAAGACCTTGTTAAGGGAGACCTATACACAGAAATGTATCAAATTGATGGCATCCCTTCCTGCGTTCCGTTTCTTGACCGCTTTGAGAATAAGTTAGCTGGGTGGCTAATGACCCTAACCATCAAGACCGCAAATACCGAAATCAGTGTATGCTAAAGTTTGACCAAACGAAGGTTGCTCTGGCTCTGGCTGCACAAACAATTGTGGACAGAGCAAGGCGAAATCTTGACCGAAGGCAACCCGTACGTCAGAACGATGGTAAAATCATAACCAAGCGCATCAGCGCATCATTCAACCTATGGCGTAGCCTTAAAGTGAAACCAGTTCTTGGCGATGGCGTAAGCGACCCTTTGTCTGTAGCAATAGACGTTGCTGACTACGGAGCGTTTGTGGACTTGGGTGTAAGCGGAACTCGGCACTCAACTCCCGACCCCAGTCCTTTCTCTTTTAAGAACGAGGGCGTAAGCCCAGATATGCAGTTGGCTATCTTTGAGTGGATGCGAACCAAGCGGATCCGCTTACGAGATGTGCAGGGGCGTTTTGCAAAAGGCAAGATAACGGACAAGAGCTACGAAAATATGGCCTATGTGATTGCTCGCTCTATCAAGCGAAAGGGCATTGCACAGACTTACTTTTTAACCAACCCATTCAACGAAGTTTCGCAGAAACTACCGACCTTGCTTGAGAAAGCCATTGGTCAGGATATTGAAAACTACCTCAAAGAGAAATGAGTATACCAGTAATAGCAATCCCTACAAGCATTGCGCAAGCCCGCAGCCCTTTATTTGTAACGGGCAAAAACAATACTCTTGCTTTAGATACGCTCAACTCAATGAGCGTAACATTAAAATTATACACGGGCGTTCGTGACCCTATCGCTGGAGAAACAACCTATTCCTTATTAAAGGACTACTCTATTGACGAGGTAATCAATTTTGAAGTTGCTGACTTGGTTCGTGAGCGTTTTTTGCATCCATTCGGTAAAGCGTTTATCACCGCCCCAAGTGCATCAGAAACTGGTGAAGCTGCTTGGGCGCAGATAAGTGGAAGCTGGAACTATTCTAATAATGGAGCCGCACCAATTAGTGGTGGAATTTCAGATGCTTACTTTCTTGCTTTAGATGGCTACAAGGCGTTGGGTCAGCAACAGAATACGGGAGTAACGCAGCCCAACCTCGTAACCTTGCGCCCATTTCAGGTGCTTGCAGGCAACTCCCAGAGCCTTGCAGTTTCCTACAACTCATACTCTGGAGTAAATGGTTTTAGCGTAGAGGCAGGTGGCGTTGAGTATGTTTTCTCCCTAAAGGATGAACTTGGCTGGACTAATGCGACAACTACGTCTACGCAGATGGTTATCTACATCCCAAGCGGTCAGCCAAACCTTTCGCAGTTTCTGGGTATAACCTTGCCCGATTCATATACAATTAATTTGCTTGTAGCAAACGAGTGCATATCTTACAATGACCGAGTAAAAGCAGATGGTGGGGTTGTTGAAGCACTTGGTTGCTTGATTGATGGGGTTGATGCTCTTGGCGGAAACGATGACAAGGTTGCTCACAACTTCACCGTTTTGTGTGAGATAAAGTACACTCCGTACCTAATGCAGTTTGTAAACAAGTACGGGGTCAGCGACTACATAACCTTCTTTAAGCGAAGCGATGAGTCTGGCTCATTTACACAAGACCAGTACCAGAAAAGTATTTACGCTGATGGGTTTACAGACGTGGACTATAACAATGGCAAGTACCAGTCTTTCAACATTAACTCACGCAATACGTTGTCGCTCAACACTGGCTTCGTAGATGAATCTTACGGAAGCATTGTAGAAGAAATTATGATGAGCGAGAAAGCAGCTATTTACGAAGGTGAGCAGTGGGTAGCGGTAGTTCCGCAGAGAGGGAGCGTAAACTACCTTAAATCGGTCAACGATGGCTTAATCAACTATAACTTGTCGTTCACCTATGCGTTTGACCAACGGATGCTAATACGATGAATCAGGTTGACATTTACATTAACGACCAGAGGCTTGACTTATTTCAAGATGAGGAAATCGTTATTAATCTGTCCGTACAGAATGTGCAGGACATCAGCAAGGTATTCACAGACTTTACCCAGAACTTTACTGTTCCTGCCAGCGTAACCAACAATCAGGTATTCAGTTATTACTACAGAACCGATTTAAGTGGTTCATTTGATGGACGCTTACGGGTGGCCGCTCAAATAGAAATAAACTCCCTGCCGTTCCGTACGGGCGTAATAGAGCTGGAAAGCGTGCAACTCAAAGGAACGGAAGCATACGCCTATTCGTTAACTTTCTATGGTGATGTGGTAACGCTTACCGACTTGTTTGGCGAGGACTACTTGTACGACCTTGATTTTAGCGCATACAACCATAGGTATGATGATGTAGATATCTATAATAGGCTCACAACAAGCACTTACGCTCCGTTGTTTTACCCTTTATGCAGCCCCGTAAAGAATTGGTTTTACGAAAGTGAAAATGATGCAGGGGCTGACAACGAAAACAACATTGCTTTTAGGGGTGGTGGCGGTGGCGAGGGTCATCAAGGTGAGAGAGGCATCCGTTACTATGAGTTTAAGCCCGCGCTAAAGGTTACGGCTATACTTGATGCAATAGAGACAAAATACGGCATCACTTTTACGGGTTCATTCTTATCTGCCGTTCCGTTTATTGACTTGTCGCTATGGCTGCACCGCAAGGAAGGCTATATGTATCAAGACCAACCTAACGCAATGACGTATCAAAAGATAAACTTCCAAACAAGCACGGGAATTTATTTTGATCTTGGTAATGATACTTTTGACATACCCTCAGACTTTGGAAGCAGCGCAGGAACTTTTGAATTTAGTGTTACTGTTACTACATTAAGCCAAGATGCGAATTTTGCTATTTACGTTAATGGTGGCTACCGAACAAGCAAAGTAGTAACATCAACGGGGCCATTTTCTTTTGTTGGATTAAGTTTACAAGATGGAGATAGAATTAGCCTACGAGTAAAAACTCAAAACAATACAACCCCTTTAACTTATAGGGTGACACCTTGGAGTATGGTTTTTAATCCCAATGTAGCTGCTCCGCCCTTTTCGTTAGGTACTGCATCAATGTCAGCATCTGCGACCATTACCGCAGAAGTACGAGTTTCGGAATTAATGCCCGAAATAAAAGTAAAGGACTTCTTGGCAGGAGTTATGAAAATGTACAATATGGTGATTGTGCCAACCACATCTACGAGCTTTTTGCTTCAGCCTCTGGATGATTGGTACGCAGATGGTGCAGATAAAGACTTCCAAGATTATTTAGACATAACCGAGTATGTGGTAAATAGACCACCCCTTTACAAGGAGATAGAATTTAAGTATCAGCCGACAGAGCAGATACTCGGATATCAATACCAACAAACAAATGATGTAGGATTTGGGGATTTGAATGTTTTATTTACTTTTGATGGAGAGGAGTTCTTGATTGAACTGCCGTTTGAGTGTCCGCTATTTGAAAGGCTAACAGACCTGCATACAGATGCCCTTACCAATGTAATCGTTTACAAAAGCATTACAAGTGATGCAAATGCGTCGGGTATATTCAACCCATACTTGGGTGCGCCTATTGTATTTTACGCTGAATATAGAATAGACATAAGTGCAAACCCTATTGGGTATGTAAATGCAGATGGTACTCACGAAAGGGTTGACAATGTTTGGTACGCCAATACGTCCAATCGCGCTGTAAGCGCAGCCGCATCGCATTCTATTTGTTTTGGTGGAGACATAGACCCGTTCCACCTACAATCGGTAAACCAAAGTCTCTACTACACCGAGTGGAGCAACTACATCACCGACCTCTACTCCGAGCAGCGTAGGTTGTACAACGTAGAAGCGGTACTGCCTATTGGTAAGATTATAACGCTGAACCTCCAGAATGCAATTATCTGGAACAATACCAAGTACCTTGTAAATAACGTGAGCCTTAACTTAAGCACTGGCAAAGCAAAATTTGAACTTCTTAACGTAGTGTAATGAAATACATCGGCATTTTGCTTGAGTTACTTCGGCAAACAAAATACAAAAACAAGAGCGAGTCAATCCAGACTGCTCTCGGTAAATACCACCTACCAGAAACAATCGGTGGAGCAATCCGTAAAATTATCAAGCAATGGCGATAAAGGAATACGAAATCAAAGCGGATACTTCCGAAGCCGTAGCATCCGTAGAGGAGCTTCGCAACTCCATTAGTGAAACGGGTAAAGAAGTAGATGCGCTTGGTGCGAAGCGGGAGGAGTCCAGCAAGAAAGCAACAAAAGCTACAAGAGAGCAGGAAAGCGAGGAGCGCAAACTTGCCCAAGCCAAGAAGGAGGTAATCCGTGATATTGACCGAGCGACTGGCGGTTACATTGAACTTGGTCAGAAAGCGTTCAAGGCATTCCAACTTATTAAACTTGGCGTAACTGATGCTATTGGTAAGGCCAAAGAATGGTGGTCTACGTTTTCAATGCAGAATCTGCTTATGCAGACAATCAACAACGTCAAGTTGTTTGGTCAGACTCTGCAACTTGCATTTACCAACGGAGCAGCAGCAGCAAAAGTCCTTCGGGTTGCCATAATAGCTACGGGTATTGGTGCGCTAGTTGTTGGCGTTGGGTTACTCGTTGCCTATTGGGATGACATCAAAGGGGCTATTTCTGGTGCAAGCGTTGAACTTACCAAGAACAAAGAACTTGCGGAGCAGAACGCCAAAGCGCAGCAGGAAGCATTAGATGCTATCTCTCTTCAGGAGAACTCCCTAAAACTGCAGGGAAAGTCCGAAAGGGAGATTCGGGACTTGAAAATTCAGCAGACCGATGAGACAATCAAAGCGTTGGAGGCTCAACTTCTTTCGCAGAAGCAAATTCAGAAAAGTCAAATAGATGCAGCCAATCGCAATAAGCAGATACTTCAAGGGATAATAAGGTTTTTGACCTTGCCACTTAGCATTTTGCTGGGGACTATTGACTCAATTGGTAAGGTACTGGGTAAGGACTTTGGCTTGGAAGAAGGATTTAGTGGTGGCTTAGCCAAATTAGTATTTGACCCAGATGAAGTAAAGGCCGAAGGTGAAGAGGCTATTAAGGAAACGGAGAACCAACTGGCAAAACTTAAGAGTACTCGTGATGGATTCCTAGTTGAAGAGAAAAAGGAAAAGGAAGCCGCAGCAAAAGCCGCAGCAGAGAAAGCGAAGGAGGCTGCGGATAAAGCATTAAAAGATGCAGCTGACGCTGCTCAGCGCAAATCAGATGCCGAAGCGCAGGCTGCAGAGAATGCTCGGAACCACGAGCTGGATATGCAGAAGCAGTTTGACGAAAAAGTCCTTCAGCAGCAGCAGAGTGATGAGCAGCAGGAAATCAACGCAACGCTTGACAAGTTCTTCGCTCTGGAGCAGTTTTACGCAAACAACGCTGAAATGCTGGCAATGATTACCGAGCAGCGTGAAAAGGAACTGCTGGAAATCAACAACAAGTATCGTGATAAAGAAGAGGATGCGGCCAAAGAAGCTGCAGACAAAAAAATAAAGCGCAATCAAGAGATACGTGATTTAATTGTAGATAGTGCAAACGCCACCATTGAGAACTTGATGAAGCTCAATGAAATTTACGACAAGGATGATGAGAACGCAGCAAGGCGTGCATTTGAGCGTGGTAAGAAACTGCAGTTGCTTCAAGCTATTATTAATACGGCAGCAGGAATTATCGGGCAGTTGTCCGTTCCTCAAGACCAATTAACTGGAGCAAACTGGGCAAAGGCAGCAATTATAGCAGCAACGGGAGCTACTCAAATCGCTACCATCAGCGCACAAAAGTTTGACGGAGGAGGGCAAGCATCCTCATCAAGCCCATCAGCCCCTCAAATACCCTCTGTGCAGCCTTCTTTTAATATCGTTGGGCAGTCGGGCACAAACCAACTTTTAGCGGACATAGCGGGGCAATTTCAAAACCCCGTACGGGCTTATGTAGTCAACGGTGATGTAATGTCAGGTGCGGAACTTGAACGGAAACGCATCAGAACGGCAACTTTCGGTTAATTAGTTATGAAAATCATTGAACTTATCCTTGACGAAACGTCAATGCTCAACGGAGTAGACGCAATCAGTATTGTGGAGCATCCCGCTATTGAGGGAAACTTTATAGCACTTAACCGCCAGCAAAAAACAGAGTTTGCGGAACAGAGTGCAGAAAAGAAACTGCTTATCGGTCCAGCGTTAATTCCCAACAAAACCATCTACCGAAATCAAGACGGAGAGGAGTTTTACGTATTCTTTTCCAAGACAACAATTCGCAGGGCTGCTGAACTCTTTTTGATGCGTGGCTACCAGAACAATCACACTTTAGAGCATCAAGCAAAGGTGAATGGGCTTTCGGTTGTGGAGTCTTGGATTATAGAAGACCCAGAAAAAGACAAGTCATCTTTCTACGGACTTTCCTACCCAGCAGGAACTTGGATGGTTAGCGTCAAGGTTAGCAATGATGACGTTTGGAACGAGTACGTAAAGTCTGGAAGCGTCAAAGGTTTTTCTATTGAAGGCTACTTTGCCGACAAGGTTAATATGGCAAAAGAAGAGATGGAGTCGTTTGCGGACTATCCAAATGACGTCAAAGCAAATGCTCGTAACGTACTTGACTGGGTTGAGAAAAACGGATGGGGCGGATGCGGAACTGATGTTGGTAAGCAACGAGCCAATCAACTGGCGAAGGGAGAATCAATTTCTCTGGAAACCATAAAACGTATGTACTCTTACTTGAGCCGTCACGAAGCAGACCTTAATGCAAGTAAAAGCTACTCTGATGGCTGCGGTAAGTTGATGTATGATGCTTGGGGCGGTAAGTCGGGACTTAACTGGTCTCGTGGTAAATTAAAAGAACTTGGAGAAATTGAAGCATCAGTCAATACAGATATCTTGACAGAGGTAGAAGATATGACTCACGAAGAGGCTATGGACTTTCTGTACGAAGTAGTTAAAATTGTCAGCCGTTATGAGTGAAGATGAAAAGACCCCAAGCCGAAGCAGTCCCAGAGGTGGCCGTAGAGGTTGTCTGTGCAGAGATGCCAATACCTACTCCAAAAAATGCTGCGATGGAAGCCTTTGGGCGCAGGGCGTAGGCGTTACGGTTAAACTGCCAGAGTAAAAATGCAACAAAACACAGAAATAAGATTACTTGGTTATGAAAGCAACAGACATCCTTAAAAAAATCCTTGTGGAGCTGAATCGCAAGACCAAACTCGCACAGATGACCCTTGACAACGGAACGGTATTAGAAGCCGAGTCGTTTGAATCAGGTAATGAAATCTTTATCGTAACCGAAGATGAGCGCATCCCACTTCCCGTTGGTGATTACACAATGGAAGATGGCTCGCTTCTAAAAGTTGCAGAGGAAGGTATGATTGCCGAAGTAACCAAAAAAGAAGGCGAGACCGAAGAAGTAGCTATTGATGCCGAAGAAATTGAGGTTGAGGCTCCTGCTGAAATTGCACCTGCCGTTGAGGAAATTGTCCAAGCCGTAGTTGACGTTGTTGCCCCGATGATTGAAGAAGTCAAAGAGGAAATGAAGAAGATGAAGGAATATATGGAGAAGAAGAAAGAGGAGATGAGCAAGCAGCCTGCTGCCAAAGCCATCAAGCACAACCCTTCTAGGCCAGAGAAAGAGCAAGTTCAGCTTTCATCTAACCGTTCTGCCGCTACTACTTTTGACCGAGTTCTCTCTAAGTTGAGCAACCGATGAACCATCAGCAGCGAGTTTACAACTTGCTTTCAAAAGTAGGTAATGTTAGCCTTAAGCAGGAGCGAAAGGTTGATATGTCTATGGTTAATGACCTTGAAATTATGATTGCCCGACTTGGTGCCGCTATTACTGAAAACAATAGAAGTGTTTCGGAGCTTACCGCAGCAGCAGGAAGGGTATCCGATACGGCAATGGATGTGCTTCTTATGTGGGAGCAGGTTGAATTAGTTGGAGAGGAAGTTTTGTCATTTACAAACGAATTAGGCGTTGATGCATATAGCATTCAAGCCCTAACAGAATATCTGCAATACACCAAAGGAGATAGCATTAGCAACGCAAAAGATTGGCAGATAGAGGCCGACAGACTGCTTTAATAAAAAATATAATGAGTCATCAACAAAGAGTTCTTAATATGCTTGCCAAGTTGAGCAAGACCCCTGCGCAAGCAAGGAAGGTCCAGTTCTCTTTGTCGGAAGAGGCTGCCGAGCCAATTGCAGACCTTGCTTCTTTAAGCCGTGAGGTTGACCAACTTGCTCCAAAAATTGACGAGGTTATTGCATCGGCTCGTCGTGTTTACAGTGAGATTGAAGTCCTTCAAGGCTTTATCCAGATTTCATACGACATTGCTATCCGAATTAAAGGCAACATTGAGGAGGCTGCAGACAATCTCGGTATTGACCCCAGCCTTATCTCAAACTACGACCAGTTGTCTGAAGCCATTTCCAAAGCAGAAATAGTTGCAGAGGACTTGACCGCATATTCACAAGACGATATTTTTGGAGCACTCTAATGAGCGAGCGTCAAATCATCTTTAACACTCTTGCGTCTGCAAAGCGTAGGAAGACGTTTCGGGAGACCAACCAAAGGGTTGCCCACAAGATGCATTTGGCGTCCGTACAAGAGCTGCAAGACGTCTCTACGGACTTGTCTGACCTTATTTCCGCATCGGAAGAATACAAAAGTGCCATTGAAGGCATTGTAGCACAGATTGCCGAGTTCAAAAGCCAATACTCTGGTATTGACTACTCACGCATTTCTGATGCTCACACCTCTGTTGCTGCTTCTCTTACTGAGTTCAGCGATAACGCATTTGAACTAGGAATTGACCCTAACGTCATCCCAGTTTATGCGGAAGTTTCCCAAAACGCAGATTCACTCTTGAAGATTTCGCAAGAAGTCTTTGACCTTGAGTCTGATTTACCCTTTAACTAACCAAAACAAGTAATAAAATGCCTACTACGACATCAATTACTACTACCTACGCAGGTGAGTTTGCTGGCAAATACATTGCCGCTGCTCTTTTGTCAGGAGTAACCCTTGACAAGGGCTTGATTGAAATTAAGCCTAACGTCAAATACAAAGAAGTTATTAAGCGAGTTTCTACGAATGACATCGTAAAGAACGCTACGTGTGACTTTGACCCAACTTCTACGCTGACGCTTGATGAGCGGATTATCCAGCCCGAAGAATTTCAAGTAAACTTGCAGCTCTGCAAAAAAGACTTCCGTTCCGACTGGGAGGCCGTACAAATGGGCTACTCTGTTTACGATAACCTTCCTACCACTTTTACCGACTTTCTTATTGCTCACGTAGCTGAGAAGGTTGCTCAAAACATTGAGCAAAGTATCTGGGCAGGTGTAAACGCAACCGCTGGACAGTTTGATGGTTTTACCACCCTTTTCGCTGCTGACGGAACTGTTGTTGACGTAGTTGGAACCACTGTAACTGCTGCTAACGTAGTTGAAGAGATGGGCAAGTTGGTTGATGCCGTTCCCAATACTCTTTACGGTAAAGAAGACCTCACTATCTACGTTGCTCCCAACGTAGCGAAGGCTTACGTACGTGCTCTTGGTGGTTTCGCTGCCAACGGAGTAGGTGCCAACGGTGTAAACAATCAAGGTACTATGTGGTGGAATCAGGGAGACCTGAACTACGATGGAGTTAAGGTTGCTATGGTCTACGGACTTGGTGCAAACGAAATGGTTGCTGCACAGAAATCAAACCTATACTTCGGAACTGGTCTTTTGAGCGACCACAACGAAGTGAAGGTCATTGATATGGGCGACATTGACGGAAGCCAGAACGTACGCATTATTATGCGCTTTACGGCTGGTATTCAGTACGGCTTTGGTTCTGAGGTTGTATACTACACCTAATCTGAACCGAATAAAATAACCTCAAGGGGGTGAGGGTTTTACTCTTACCCCTTTTTTAATTCAAAAAACAATGGCTTGTGATTTAACACTTGGACGTAAAGTCCCCTGCAAAGATGTAGTAGGTGGCATTAACAAAATTTTCTTCGTTGATTACGGAGATTTAGGAACGCTGACTCTGGATGCAGATGATCAGCTTACCGCAACCTCTGGAGTTGCCGTAAGTGCATACGAGTACATCGTTAAAGGTCCAAACTCTTTGGAGCAAACGATTAACTCTACCCGTGAAAGCGGAACTACCTTTTTTACTCAGACAATCAACATTACGTTGACAAAGATGACGAAGGAAGACAATAAGCAACTTAAGTTGATGGCCTATGGCCGTCCGCAAATCTTCGTACAAGACCGAAATGGCAACACTTTCCTTTGTGGAGCCAACTTTGGATGCGAAGTAACGGGCGGAACTGCAGTAACTGGCGCAGAGATGGGTGACCTTAACGGCTACACACTTACCTTTACCGCAACGGAGCAGCTAATGGCTTTGTTCGTGAAGGGCGCAACTACCGCTGACCCGTTTGGAGACTTGACTGGCATCACGCCAGTTGTAGGCACCAACTCGTAATTTGGTTTTTATTATTGGTGCCACTAAGAGGCCTCCTTCGGGAGGCCTTTTTATTACAAACCGACAGAATTAAGTTAATTAGTATATGCACATTCTAAAGCCAGTTAACTATGTCCAGACCATAACGGTTGTACCGAGAGAATATGTGTTCTCATCGGAGGATTTAGAACTTTACTTTGAGAGAGTAGAACTTGACGGGGGTACTCTGGAGGCTGAATTGTGCGTTGAGGAGGCCGTAAAAGACATTGACGGGGTTACGCTATACCTGAATAACGAACAAACCAATACAACGGCTACAATCAACCCAAAAATAACGGAGATTGACGGGTATATGCAGTTGAATGCTATCTACTCAGTTGAGGAGGGCGTATTCTACAACATCCGAGTGGAGTACGATAGTTTAGATATCTATCGGGGTAAGGTTTACTGCACTTCCCAGACTAACCTCAAGCAATATACCTTGAATGAGAACGACTATGTTGAGGAGACCAGCCGAGATAATACCTTTATTGTGATATGAACGTAAGGATAATGAAAATGTCCACTTACACCACACCAGTGGTTAAGGAGGTACAAAACAAAGAATGGGTCTCCTACGGAGAGGACAACAACTACTTTCAGTATTTGATTGAACGCTACAATGGCTCGCCAACTAACAACGCTATTATCAATGGTATTGTAGAATTGATGTATGGTCGTGGTATAGATGCTACGGACTCTAGTCGCAAGCCAGAGCAGTACGCTCAGATGAGGGCATTGTTCAAGAAAAACTGCCTACGGAAGTTAGTCTCCGACTACAAAATGATGGGTCAGTGCGCTATTCAAGTTATCTACAACGATAGTCACGATACGATTGTGCAGGTAGACCACCTACCTATTGAAACCTTACGTGCCGAGAAATGCAATGAGGATGGAGACGTAGAAGGATACTACTACGCAAAAAGCTGGAAAGACGTTAAGGACAATAAGGAGAAGCCTATGCGAATCCCTGCCTTTGGGTTCAGCCAAGAAGCGATTGAAATTATTTACATCAAGCCGTACCGAGCAGGTTTTTACTACTACTCGCCAGTTGACTATCAAGGTGGCCTTCAGTATGCGGAGTTGGAAGAAGAGATAGCCAACTACCACATCAACAATATCAAGAACGGATTGGCTCCGTCAATGCTTATTAACTTCAACAACGGAGTTCCTACGGAAGAGCAGCAGGATGAAGCCGAGCGCAGGATTGCGGAGAAGTTTAGCGGAAGCAGTAACGCAGGACGCTTTATTGTCTCGTTTAACGACAATAAGGAGCTCGCTGCGGACATAACTCCCGTGCAGTTAAGCGATGCCTCGCAACAATATCAATTCCTCGCAGATGAGTCTATGAAGAAGTTGATGGTTGCACACCGCGTCACCAGCCCGATGCTTCTGGGAATTAAGGACCAGTCAGGACTTGGCAACAATGCGCAGGAACTTGAAACGGCATCTGTTCTTTTTGAGAATACGGTGATTGAACCAATGCAGGAAGTTATTCTGGATGGCATCCAAGAGGTACTTGCTTTCAACGATATTAGCCTCAACCTTTATTTCAAGACTTTACGCCCTCTGGAGTGGAGTACTATGAAAGTTGGAGATGCTGAAGTTATTGAGGAGGAGACTGGAGTAAAGGTCAAAGACCAGATGCATACTCACTTGGCTGCCAATCCCTGCTGGGAAGGTTACGAGATGATTGGCTTCAAGGAGAAAGACGGTAAGATGGTTCCTAACTGCGTACCGAAACTTACTGCGGAAATTACCGAGAAGATTACCAATGCTCTAATCCCGAAAGGCGAGGAGATGAGTGATGACTGGGAGTTGGTAGACGAGCGACCTGCCGACTACGAGAAAGAAGACCTGCGCAACGCAGCGTTCACCTTCGCAGAGGTTATTCAGAGCTCACCTAATCAAACTTCAGAGCAGGATACAAGCATTATTAAGGTTCGCTACAAATACACTAGCACGGGCGCAGCCTCTGGAGCCAGTCGTGATTTCTGCGCTATGATGGAAAGTGCTAACAAAGTGTACCGAATGGAAGACATTCTGGATGCTGAAGGTGCAAACGCTGGATTTGGACCAAACGGATCCGATTTCTATTCTATCTGGCTCTACAAAGGCGGACCATTCTGTCAGCATTTCTGGATGCGTCAGACCTACCTTCGGAAGAACAATACCCGCATTACGGTAAACGAAGCCAGAGACCTTATCAATAAACTTGACCCCTCACTTCGCTCCGAAGCACGTCTAATACAAAATGACCCAGAAGTTGCAAAGGCACCACGCTTTATGCCAGACGCTGGATATCTCAACCCACCTGATTGGTTAAAGTAAAATGGCAACGGCACTATTTATCACCAGAGAAGACCTTGTTCGCAATACCGCTTTAAGTGGTAACGTAGATACAGATAAGTTTATTCAGTTCATCAAGATTGCGCAGGAAATTCACATTCAGAATTACTTGGGTACAAAGTTGTACAATAGGATTTCCGCAGACATTATTGCAAATACACTGGCAGGAGACTATTTAGATTTGGTAACCGACTACGTGCAGCCAATGCTTATTCACTTTGCAATGGTAGAGTACCTGCCGTTCGCAGCCTACACTATCGCTAACAAAGGTGTGTTCAAGCACACATCGGAGAATAGCACGGGAGTTGATAAGGAAGAAATTGATTTCCTAATTGGCAAGGAGCAAAAGATAGCAGACTACTACACGCAGCGTTTTGTTGACTATATGTCGTTCTACGCTTCTACAAAGTTCCCAGAGTACTACACCAACAATAACAATGACGTATGGCCAGACAACGAGACGTACTTCACGGGATGGGTTCTGTAAAAAAGCAGTACCAGCCAAAAGATAACAACCAAGAGAAACTGAGGTTATTTCTAAAAAGAATACAGAGTGGCAAACTTAATAGGATGGGGTAGCATTTATTGCTCTACTTGGTTTGGCCAAGTGGACGAGACTACTTTGTCTATCCAGAATCAGTCAGCCCCTCCGTGCTTCGCTCCTGCTAATGAGATAGTGGAGCAGTTTGAGACTCGGGTGCTGAACGATGGAGGCACGTTTGAGGGCTATGATTGCTTGACTGCTGCCTTGCAGGACTTGGGTGAGGACACCTACTATGATATTTTTGATACGTATATTCAGCGTATGACCGATGACGGAGCAACATTGGAGGGAGAGGAATGCTTAATTGACCAACTATTTATTTTGAATTGATATGAGTTTTTTTGATGACGCAAGTCTGGTAATGATTCCTTCGGGATACAAAGACCAAAAGGTTTACTCGGTTAAGCCGACCGATGGTACGGGTGACCTCACCTTCAGCCGTGCCTCAAGCGCCACCCGTGTGGCAAGCAACGGCCTTATTGAAAAGGTGCGGACTAATTTGCTTACGTACTCAAACACATTTTCGGATGCGGTTTGGACAAAAGGAAACCTCACTTTAACTTCTGGACAAACTGACCCTAATGGCGGAACATCTGCTTTTTTAGCCACCTCTACGGGAACAATTTCGGTTTGGTTTTATCAAACACAGACTGGAGCAAAAACATTTAGTATTTACGCTAAAGCGGGAACAAAAAGTTTTTTCTCAATTATTAACGGAGGATATAATAATGGTGCTGGTTTTAATTTATCAAACCAAACTGTTACAAACGTTGGTGCTGGTTCTTTAGCAAAAATTGAATCAGTAGGCAATGGCTGGTATCGCTGCTCTGTTTATATGAGTTCTGCAACTGAAATGTTGGTAATGCTTGCCGATACAAATGGCGGCAGTATGGTCATTGGCGATACGATGTACTTTGCCTTTGCCCAATCTGAAACGGGCGACATAGCAACGGACTACATCGCCACCACCACCGCAGCGGTATCAGTTGGCCCCGTTAGCGGTTTACCCCGTTTGGATTATTTGGGCTCTACTTGCCCTCGCTTGATTTTGGAGCCGCAGCGGACTAATTTGGCTCAATACTCGGAGCAAGCCGATAACGCATACTGGTTAAAATATCAATGTAGCCTTACCGCCAATCAAGGGGTTTCACCAGATGGATATACAAATGC